GACCGCATGGGTTCAGTCCGACGATAGCGACGACGTTTTGATGGATGCACTAAGCGTTATAGTAGATGAAATAGAAGATAGAATGCATGATAAATTAGAAACCTTTCAATCATCTTTTTTTGGTTCTTTGGGAGCGGCAAGCAAGAAGCTTGACGACGCTACAGGCCAAACAACAATTAAAGCATTAACCAAAGATAACCCAGTTATGGGCTTTGTGGCCGAATACATGATGAAAAGGGGTGGATTAGGGCAATTAGTTGGCCAAAATAGCCCAAATAGTGTAGACTCAATGGCCAAAAAGAGCGACAAACTAGGGTTAAAGTAGTCAATAATAAAATATTATACGTATAAAATATAAGTAAAAGGTTATTCTTTTTATATTATAATACTTGTGTTATTACTTATTTTCTAAGGGAGTATAATATTATATACTACTTTGTTATGTGAAATATGGTGAGACATTGAACTTTAGTCTAGACAAACAAATAGAAAGATTAGTAGAAGTGTTAGCGGCGTCAGCATTATTGCAGGCCAACAATAGAGACATGGAAGCATTACAAAAATTAAGAGACCATGCTTTTCCTGATAAAGTAGCAAAACAAATCAATAAAAGAGTTGAAGGTATTTGTTGTGTAGTTAATTGCCTCAATACACATAAGCAAACTGAGATGGTAGAGAGCGGCACAGGTCAAACAATTATATGTGTAGAGTGTTTGGAAGGTGGATAATGCCGCAAGCCAATTGTAAGAATTGCGACAAGATTATACGCAACCCACCAAGTCGTAAAATAACGGGGTATTGTGCAGGGTGCATGGATACGTATTGGTTTATGAGAAAGGTGAACAATGGGTAGGCCTAGAAAGTCAGTAAGGCCCGCATCGTTTTCTATAGATGCGAAAATGTATAAGTTGCTACAAGAGTTAGCAGAAAAAGACAAAAGAACTATGTCACACTTTGTAAATATGGCATTATATGAGTATAAACCAATACGTGAGTTAGATACTTATAGGGGATGGTGGAAATGTGACCAGCGTGATTGTGCGGTTTTAAACCCACCTGCTGAGGAAAAGTGTAAAGCATGCGGTCAAAGGTCTTTAGAATCTATAATAAAAGAGCATAATGACAGAATGCTGAAGTATAAATAGGTAAACGGTCGTGTCTGAAGTGGGGTGCTCCGTAGGCAACGCCCCCACAAGGACAAATATGGTAGTAAGACGAGGCAAGAAACGAACAGCACGCAGAAAGCGTTCATTTTCAATAAATTTATTAGAAACTGGCGCAGGATTAGCATTTTTAGACGCTGCAAATGCAGGTACTGCAGCACAACAAATGATAGGCGGAAATTTAAAAGGCGGATTGGAAACATTATCAGCCGCATTCAAAACTAACAAATCAGATTTTATTAAAATTGGCGCAGGAACTCTCGCCGCTAAATTGGTAACCAGTAGCTTGGGAGGCTCTAAAATTCTCGGGGCAGTCGGACCCCTAAAACTCCGCGTATAGGTAAACAATGGCAATAGCAATATCACGCAGCGTAACGCAAAGCACAACCACAGCAGGAACATTTCAGGCACTTTCGGCACTTGGGGCCGCTACAGTTAGCAGTTCTTTCACTGTCCCAACAAATGTATCAAGCATAAAAAATCTAACAGTATCCTTTTCTGTAGACGCAGTAGAAGAATTCTGCGGTTTGTTAAAAATCACAGGAAATGCAATGAAAGATGGAGATGCCGTCTTTAATTGTGGCGGACTTTCCGCTATGCCTTCATCCGTTGGGTCAACTATGATGTATGTTAACATTGATACCGACTTGGCAATACAACCAGGTAATTCAATTTCTTACGAAATAGCAACCACTTCAGCAGCGACCGTAGATTGTGTAGTTACTGGACAATACGCTTAAAGGAGCTTAATGGCTTTAGTAGGCGGCGGCGGCGCTGGTAATGTAGGAGGGGGAGCTAACCCTAGTAGTACAAGTTCAGGCCTAAATTATGTAGGCAACCATTGTTATGCATATAGTGGTTCAATAGACATTACAAGTCAAGTGCAAACTATGTTAAATTTTACTACAGGTAGTGAATACAATGTGGTAAAAATACAAACAGGAGTCAAAAACAGCTCGGGCGCGCAATCCGACGACATAGAAATAGTAATACAACTAAATGGCGAGGTTGTAATGGCTAGAATGTTAAGCCATAACAACGAAAGCGGTTTATTAGAAGCTATAGATTTATTGATTGCACCGTTTACAACTGTATTAATTACCTGTGATAACATACAGGGAACAACTTCTACGCCAACTCAAGTAACTATAACAGGGAGAACATACTAATGCCTAAAAACTTAACTCAAGCGCAAATAAGAAGACTTATAGATTCTGCAATAAGGCCAATAGGTAAAATGGTTGTTAAAAAAATGGCTGGAAGTGCAGTTCCAATAAGCACGCCAGTGTTGCTTGATATGCATAAAAAATTATTAGCAGCAAAGCAACGAACATTTAAGAAATGAGTACTAAGATTTACAATGTCGAATTCCCCGATTGGTTTAATGACGGCAGAACAGTGGAACAACTTTGTGTTAGACTCTTGCTGGTCTATCTTACAGGTAAAGAGTCGGGTGTCATCTGATGCCCTTCGCACTTATTCCAGATGGATACTCACTAAAGAAAGTAACAAAGCTGCAACTAAAAGCGTTAAACGATAAACGACGTCATGACAACGTTGTTACAGTTCTTAACAATCCTAATACTCCTGCATTAATTGGTGGTGCTGGTTTTCTGGCATTATCAGGTATTTTAATAGATTTATTATTTGGTTCGTTAGAAAAGGAAGGTATACCACTTACACCTACTCAAAAAACAACGTTAAAAAAAACTTTTGATTTAACCTTACTAGCTAACCCAGTTACAGGCCCTGTAATAATAGGTAAAAAAGCATTTGACGCTTTATTAGATGTTGATTTTTCAGATATAGAAAAAAGATTAAGAGGTTTAAAAGTTGAGGACTTAGCATGAGCAGAGTAAGTATATTAGCTGAATTAGTTTTTAGAGGCCAGCAAGTATTGCAAGCACTTAGAGAATTGCAGGATAATGAATGAGCGGCTTACTTCCTTTATTGAAGCTTATCGTTGACTCGGGGGCGGTCTCACCAAAAGCCCCCACATTTCGTGAACGGTTTGGTAAACCTAAAAAACCTAAAGGTAGAGATGCCACAGGCGACACGCCTGCATTTGGTGAATTAGGCCTTAAAAAATTCTTTTAATCTAGTTTGTAACTAACTCTATATGGATATAGAGCCTACAGTATTGTTAGCATATGCGATAATTTGGACAGTGTTTTATTTTTTCTTGTCTAATTATATCGCGGAATTAAGTCGAAAGAAATGGACCGCATGGGTTCAGTCCGACGATAGCGACGACGTTTTGATGGATGCACTAAGCGTTATAGTAGATGAAATAGAAGATAGAATGCATGATAAATTAGAAACCTTTCAATCATCTTTTTTTGGT